TAGCGCCTGTGTTTGTGTTATCTATTTTAAGCCGTTGAGAGCCTATCGCGGTCCCCGTCCCGACATGCTTACCGATTTCAATAGCATCAACATCAATGCGCAAATAGTCTTCTCTGTATTCCGCTTTTGTGGTGTCAACTGTCTCGCCATCAGCAGACGTAACTAAAGCGTTTCTATTTAAACCAATCTTCCCTGTGTAGGTCTTTGCTATTTGCAAGTCATTAATAGCCAGTGAATTATTATCCAAACCAAAACATACATTAACATCATTATCCGAGAATATAATAGTATCACCCGAACCAGGCACACTACCGTCCGACCAGTTCTCTGCTGTAGCCCAATCACAAGGCCCTGCGCTGGTGACACTTGAAGTCACCGCCCCGATAGTCCCTGTTCCCCCTGTCACACTTGAGGATGCGGTAAATTCAACCCCTGCAATATTAGCGGTAAGCGTTACGGTATCGGTCGCGGCGCTGGCGGTAACGCCTGTAAAATAAGCATGTGCAGATGTGTTCCACGCCGCTGCTAGTGCCGTAGCGGTGCCGTCTGCGTCCGTAACGCCAAGGGTTTCAACATCAACCCCGCCCACCGTTAAAGTATAGGTCGTTATTACGTCATAAGCGGTTATTTGAACCGTATCAACCTGTGCTACTGCGGTAGCAGTGCCAAGCCAGTATTTTGTCGCCATAATTTAACCTAAGTATTATCAAACTGTAGTTTTAATTCTTTGCCATCACCATTAACTAATGTGATAGTCTCGATTCGAGAAACTTCCGCATAATTAACCCCCTCATCATCGAAAACCGTAACTAATGAAGTTGTGCGGCTGCTTTCTACATATACCTCGGGGTCAAGTAAATCGCCTTCTGCCTGTACCTCGCCGGGGTCGTCATTCTGCCTTGGTGGCTGTACTGTTTCTTCACCAAGGTCATTAACATTATCACCAAGCTCATTCAACCGCCGTGCGGTTATGATTTGGCCTTTTTGAATAGGCGCTATTTTGCGCGGCATTAGAACGCCAGGCCCAAGCTATTAAAATCTATCTTTTCATATACATCGAAAATCCCATAGCCATTCCCGGAATCAACATCAGGGGGTAATTCGTCAATCTGCTCCTGTGTTAAGTTCTGATAAACCTCTAAACGCCAATCCAAAGGGTTATAACTAAAAACATAATCAACAGTAAAAATGCCCGGTTTATCTTCGGTTGCATCTATCTGTGTGCATAGCCACGTCTTAGCAGGGAAGCCGGACCACGGCACAGAATTAACTTTACCCAAATATTCAGCTATAGCGGCTTTAGGGATGGTTGTCTCAGTGCGCTTTAATGTGACTGATACCTGCGGTTTTTGAACATCGGCGCTAGCGTATTTCCTGACAAAAGTCCCGCCTTTAAACTCAACTACCATAAACTCGCCGTTTATGTCGCGATAGACTTTTTCGCTAGTCAGACCAGTGCTTAATGATATCGAATCTGCTTCACTGCTTTCATCGTCCGTCGAATCAATATCGTCAGGATTGGGGACGCTGTAAGTAACATTAACTTTTATAGTATTTGGGTTGCCGCCAGAATAAGGCCGCGCATTTACATCGGTAACAATAACGTCAGGGAAAACGGGGTGAGGGTCGTTATACTGGGGCACACCTGCCGTAGTGATGGCGTTATATAGTCTGGTTTCAGGTGTACCGCCAACTGCATCAACCAAATAAGACCTCTCAACCTCATAGCCTGCACTGTTCCGGCTAACCATCTGGTCAGGTACAAGGTCTTCAATAATAGCCATTAGCCAGCCACCGCGCGCATCGAATTATTAACCCATATATTAATCATCTGGTCTAACTTTGAATTGGTCTCTATTAACTGGGGATCGGTTACATCAATTGGGCGGCTTGTGGTTTTCTGTGCCGCTGTAGTTGCGAAATTCGGCCCGCCTGCAATACCTAGCCTCTGTTTCATCCCCGCAACTGCAGCATCATTTATCAATCCCTGTATATTATCTTGAGCTTCAGTTACAGCCGCCGACTTGCCGCCAGCTAATAAACGGGTTGATTCAGCAACAGCAAAGTCAAACCCTGATATTAAATCACTTTGCGCCTGGTCTAGCCTTTGCCCTGCTTTTGTTGACATTTGGTCTAGTGTGGTCTGATCGAATAAAGGCTCATGCCCTGATGTGGTAACAACTTTATTTAGAAATGCACCTATCATTGAAACGCCCTTACCAATGACACCAAGAGCGCCAGATATAACAGCTGTCAAAACACTCCAAGCCTTGCCGACCACTTCAGCAATCCCCACTAAACCGGCCATCGCTAGCGCTGTTTTGTTAATAAAACTCTTTAGCGTTTCACCCAGTTTTTTAACATTAATCTCACCGCCAGCGATACCTTGAGTGAATAAGGCCAGCCAGTCACGAATACCAATTAAAAGTATCTCGCCTAAACTTTCTTTCACATCACCGACCGCATTACCGAACTGCGTCAAAGCGCCTGATGCTGTCTTGCCCAAAGCCGCGTTAATTCCGCCAACCTGTTGCTCGATTTCAGTCAGGATATCACCGAAATCCTTACTCTTTTTAGTCGCGTCAGATAAAGATATACCCGCAATGCTTAAGGCACCGACAAGGCCCATTGAAGCCTTGCCTAATAGCTTGGCCGCGTTAGTCGTTGTGCCGCCTGTCTTCGCCGCCAGGTCAACCATTGCCCGGATTGCGCGCGGTAGCATGTCATCCGTGATATCGCCATAAGTGCTTAGAAACGCAGCACCTTGGAGAATATCTTCGTCGCCAATAATGCCGTTAGCTTGAATATTGGTGGCTAATTTCTGGATATTCTTATCTAGCCCCTTGGTCGTTCGGCCCATCGATTTAATCGATTCCTGCCACGACCTAACCGCCTGTTCCTGTTTCTGGAAGGCGTTAATACTATCTGATGCTAACCGGCCCGCACCTAACAAGGCAAAAGCGCCCGTAATAGCGGTTTTTATATTAAGGATGCTTTTCGTAAAGCCTTTAACCATTCCTTTGGCCTTGCTTAATCCTTTACGCAAGCCCTTAGTATTGGCTGTCAGTGATACGGATAATCTGCTAATTGTAGCCATTAAAACATTGCCTTTAATTTTAGATACATTTCTTCAGGGGTATCATAAGGTTTCTTAGAGCTGTATTTAGGCATAAAATCCTCGGGCTTAACCGCGCGCGCGCCTTTCTTACGATGCACGTTGACTAAAATCGAAGCAATAACCGCGAGCATATATTCCGTGCTATCAATATAGAACGGCTTTATATTACTAAACGCGCACCATTCGGTAAATTCAGCGGAGTCTATTTTTATCTGCGCTTCCTTAACCGACATTCCCAGATGGCTAGCTAGCTCGAACCAGATGCGGCGGGAACCGCCGCTAGTGAGTTTTTTTCCAGTTCCTCTATATCATCATCGCTTAACTTATTCAGCTCCCTTGAAACATCGAACACACGGTTTAAAGCAATGGATGATTTAGAACCTAGGTTAGCTATCTGGTTATCGGTAAACAATCGTTTGCCTTTGTCGTCGCAAATAGTCATAGCACAAAGCGAAGCCCTGATATTAGCCTGACTAGGCTTATCAATAGCCTTAGCGCTCATCAGTTCCCAGCGGTCGCGCTCCATGCCGTTCATTTTACGGACATAAACATCGCCCCCCCATTCGGGCACATTGACCTTTTCCCTTTCGCCAAGGTCATCGCATTTTAATATCTGTTCAGCGGTTAGCATTATGCGCTCGGGGTCCATACAGGATCAGTTTTACCGTCAACTTTAATAGTTACTTCGGCCGTCATAACCTCTTCAAGCGGGGCTTCCCATGACCACGAATTAACATAGCCTGTAAATACCAAATCTGCAGGGGTTGTTTGTCCGGCCGGCAATGGAAAAGTAATTGTGATGGTTTCTGCTGCGCCTGAAATTGGCGGTATCGCGTCAGGGTCAAAATGAATTTCCATTTCAATCGAGCCGCCATCGGCTAAATCAGATGGCTGAAACTCCATATAAGTGGTTGAACCCATGTGGGTCACGTCGATATCCTCTCGGGTTACGTCAGTGCCGTTTAAAGACTTAACTTCTGCTGTGAAGGCGGAAGTCCCAAATACTATAGTTGTTGCGGTGCCTACATCAGCGGCCATTTCTAATACCTCATAAAGTCGGCACCGATTCCGCGTGCCAGATTAAAAAATCAAGGCTTGCCCGATGCACTGGGAGATTCTTACCCAGTTTATCAAGTTCCTCGAATGTGTTGCGGTTATCTAAAAAGCAATTCCGTATATCTAATAATTCCGTGCCCATCAAAGCCTTAAATCCGTCCAAGGCATTTCTGAAAGCCTCGGATATATCCTGCTGCTCTTGAACCAGGCGCGCCCATGCGTCAACCTGTAAGTTTACCCGCGTGATACCTGAAGCGCCTTGCATGTAATGTTCTGGATTGTTACTGATTACTTGAAACGTAACATAAGGGTAAACGACATCACTAGGCGGCGCGCTGGCGTATATTCTTGTCCCGACAAGCGCCGTAATCGATGGCTTTGTACTGGCATAGCTATAAAACGCCGTTTCTATGGTCATGCGCGCCTCAACATAGCTTTGATTTCCCTGCCCAAAATAGATAAAGCCTGTGGTTTTCTGGCGGCAAGGGATGAGCGCATAAAAGGCCGCGCCCTTAGCTTCCTGGTGCCGTACTCAACCGCTGCAGGGTAATAGCCTTTAGCGTTAGCCAGAATCTTCAACTGTCGTCTGGTGCCGGTCCTTACCACCGCACCGACCGCGTTT